TTATGTTAAAAAAACAGTTCGAAAAGAAGGACGTTACAAGAATCCGAAACCTAGTAAAGGGTAAATCAGGTAATAAAATATCATCATCAGTTGGTTATAAAAAATCAGATGATCATTATAGTGAAGGAGATGTTTGGGAATCAAACGGACGTACCTGGACTATAAAGGACGGTATTAAACAAAATATAACCAAACTCGATGCCGCTAAGCAAGCGCATTTAATGCCGTTATTATGTCCAAAATGCGGTAAGGTAATGCGTAATCGTAATGATAAACCATTCTATAAAATACATAAAAAATGTTTTAACTGTGTTATTGATTTTGAAGCAGAACTAAAACGTACAGGTAAGTGGGAAGAATACGAAACCAAAATCCACAACGATGAAATCGATAACAAAATAAAAGATTTTAAAGAGTGGATTTATAATAAAGCAAACGAAAAATCTACATACGTTTCCGAAGCTGGTGATATTGAAAGATGGGTAGGTGCTAAAATAGACCTAGACAGAGTCGATGAATACGTAAGAGAATCAGTAGAATATTTAGAAGCACTAAAACGATAATATTTATAATAAACTTATAATATGGATAACTTCGATTTATACGAATGGAATCAAAAACGACGTTCAGAGCAGTTAGCTATGGATGAAGCAAAGGTATCCATAGATGAGAAAAAAAAAAAGAAAAAAGACGATCGCTGTACAAGAATAGCTAAACGTAAATACGATACTTGGCCTTCTGCTTATGCTAGTGGTGCTGTAGTTCGTTGCCGCAAAGGTGAGATATGGAAGGACGAAAAATAGGAAAACTTATAGACGAATCATTACGTGATTGGTTTAAAAAAGAAGATTGGGTACGTATCAACTCATCTGGTGAAATAGCTGGTAAGTGCGGAACGTCAAAAAATAAAAAAAACCCTGATCGTTGTCTACCTAAAAAGAAGGCATATAGTTTAAGTAAAGCAGAACGTAAAGCAACTGCAGCTAAAAAGAAGAAAGCCGGAAGTAAAGGTAAACAAGTAGTAAAAAACACTAAAAAAGCGAAAGTATCGTCTAAAAACAAAAAATAATATTTATCATCATAACATTAAACTAAAAAATGAAAGAAATAACAGCATTCAGAAACTACCTAAACGAAGGTTTAGATAAAAAAGCCGATAAGGTTGAGGAAAACATCGAAGAGATGGATACACATAGTGAAGACGCTGATGTGGCATCAAACTTTAAAGAAGGTAAGATGACTAAACAAGCCTTAAAAGAAAAAATCAAAGCTGAAATCCTATCAACTTTAAGCGAAGCTGATGATGATGGTGAAAGGGATAAAAATACATACTTTGGTGCTGATGCAAAAGATAAAATAAAACAAAGAAGAGAAAAGGCAGTTGATTTCCTTCAAAAGCATAAAGAAAAATATGGCTTAAAAGAAGATGAAGACGAAGACGTAGACGTAGAGGATGTAGATGTTGATATCGACGTTGAAGCACCTGCTGAAACATCATCTGAACCAGGTCTAACTAGCGATGAAATGGAAATCCAAAACTCACTTAAAAGAGCATATGATACAGCCGTTTCTATTGGTGACGAAAAACTTTCAAACCAAATAGCAAATAGTATTACCTTTTTTACTAAGACACACGTAGTACCTAGAGACTAATGTTAAACGAACGTAAACTTACCGATAGGGAGGTAGCAACACGCGAAGACTCTATTAAGGATTTAAAACCAGCAAAGCGAGGGTTTGTAAAACGTTATGGTAGGGATGCGGAAGCAATAATGTATGCTACGGCAACTAAAAGAGCTAAAAAAAAAGTAGAAGAAATGAATAAAGAATCACTAAAGGAACTTATTAAAGATGCCTTAACCAATAAAGTAAATGAAAAGGCATTAGTTGGTGACCAACATGAGTTACCTGATTTCATTAAAGATAAAATCAAATCAGCTACTGAAGCAGCTTTAAGTAAAAAACCTCAAGTTGAAGAACTAGTAGATGAAGATTTAGACGTAGGTCATGAAGACGATGAGCCACGTATGATTAAAAAAGAACTTTATCGTATAGCTAAATACGCTACTGAACTATATAGAATGGTAGGTGAATATGATGAAATGGGTGGTGAAGTAGATTTTCCATCTTGGCTACAAGCTAAAATCACTAAAGCACATGATATGATGGTTTCTTCTAAACATTATTTAGATGGTGAAGAAAAAATCGACCAAATCGATGCTATGTTAGATTCAGAACCAGAAATGGATGATATTGAAGTAGTAAGTGTTGAACCAGAAATGGATGATATCGACACACCTTCAGATGTAGTTGGAATGGAACCAGAACCAGAAATGGATAGTGACTCTATTGAAGATAGAATTAAAAATATGGTTGGTGAAAGACTTAAAAATGGTTTAAAATAAACTAAATGACAAAAGCAGAATTAAGGGATAAAATCCAACGTCTAGCAAAAGACGTTTATAAGGATAACGCTAAAATCGATGATGCTGCTTTGGCATATGACGAACTAACTAAGTTTCCTGAACTTAAAAATGTAATCGTTGATTTACTTACAGTCCAGTTTGATGAGTTTTTAGAATCCATCGATTGGGTATCTCCACGCCCCACAACGTTTCGTATTAACCTACTAAACGGTCAAAACTTTATATTAATCTTTACAGATCGCTCTTGGATAGCGCAAGTAGAAGGTAAAAAATACTATCTTTTAAATCTTGACGAAGAAGAACGAGCAGCTCAAGCTATTAGTCGTATATTATCATACGGAACAATGGAAAAATCAGATGAAGAATCCGAAGACGGTGGTGATGGCGATGCTGATGTAGATGTTGATATAGAAGATGAATTATAAAATATGGATGTAGTTACTGAATTTATTAATAGGATAGCATATAAGTTTCCTAAAGGATACCCAGATATAAATGATCCGGCTGATAAAGCATTGCTTGAATCCTTAATGGGTTTAAATGAAGAAGTACCTAATATGAGTGGTACTAAAAAAGCAGTGGCATTTATTACTCAAAAAGTAGGTGATGAATATGGGGTTAAACCACTACCATCAAAACCAAATCGTTTATCAGCACCCGGAATAAAAGATGCAAAAGTATTCGTAGATATTGTTAAAAAAACATTTGGTGAAGACACCGATATTAAAGTACTTGAACCAAGACAAGGGTCAAACCCAAGTGGTAAGTTTCCTATGTTTCAGTTTGATACAGATGATTTTGGTCAAGTTAATATGTTAGCTAGTTTTAGTGCACCAGGTGGAGCAGGTAAAACTAACGAAGCAGTATTCATAGAAACTTTAAATAAATTAATAGCCGACGCTGGTGAATCAGCTAAAATAATAATCAACTCACCTGAGTATACAGAAACATTTGACAACGTAACATTAGTTGAAGATTCATCTAAAACAGGTGCTGGAAAAGGAGATAAATCAGATGCTCAGTTTTTATCTGATGGTAAAGTAGTAGCAAACATATCTTTAAAACAAGATGGTGGGTTTAGATGGGCATCAGTTGCCTCAAACTATCCTGATTTTATAAAAACATTTCAAGAAAAGGCATTTGCAGGTGAAATAGATGGGTTTGAGTTAAAACCAAATCCAGAAATCAAAGGTAAATACCTAATGTATAACTCCAAAACAGGAGATAGAGTTACTAAGGTAGTAATACCTGATTTTATTGAAGGAAATGATGAAATAGAAACGTTTGTATTTGGACCTGAAGACCCTAAAGTTATAGTAGTATCTAGATCATGGAAAGAAAGTGATTTTAAACTAGATGGGGATACTATTACATTACAAGCAACCCATATTTATAAGAGTATAGACGATATTGAAAAAGGAGGAATAGCTCCTGTATTTACTATTGCTCAACACCAAAATAAACCTATTGGGTTAGATTATAGGATTTATCCTGAAAATATGACTAAAATAGGATCTAGATCTAGAGGAATCGAACTATCAGTAAGTGACATAATATGAAAAAAGAACTAATAAAAAAGTTAATAGTAGAAGCACTACAAAAACCACTAAAGAAGTCATGTTCTTGTGGTTGTGGTACTTGTAGTACTAATGATGCCCCTATATTAACCGAATCTAAGGTTAAAAACATATTAAGTGAAGGATTACAACATCATATAGATAATAAAATCCCACTATACGATACTATATATCGTTATTCCTCAGATAAACACTTATCGTTAATCAAAGAAGCTAAAAAACTATACTCAAGGGGAGTAATAGATTTAGCTGAAGGCGATAAACAACTAATCGAAACCAACTTAGGCGAGTTTGGTATGTTTGAAGGTGAAGTAGTACCTTTAGATTTACCTATGATTGATGAAGATCTTGCTAGAGGGTATGATTGGAAAGCATCAAAAGCTACACAAGATAGAAAAGATATGGGTTATGATCTAAATGATCTACTCGCTGTAAAAAGTGATCTTAAAAAGAAAGGATTTGATGTAAAAGTAGGATACCCTACTGAAATCGATCCTAAAATCCAAATCCAACATATTGGTGGAGATATAGATGATTTACAGTTAACTCTAGATCAAATGTTTGGAGATAACTACCGTATTGTATTTGATACTAATCAAAGAATGTTTGAGGCATTAGATGAAAATCTAAACGAATACTCTGAATATGGTGGTAGAGAAGTTAAACTAAACAAACCTAAAAGAGGTGGATCTAAAGCGTATTATGTATATGTTAAAGATCCAAGAACTAAAAAAGTTAAAAAAGTACAGTTTGGATCCGGTGGATTAAGAGCTAAAATCAAAGATAAAGATAAACGTTTAGCATTCGCTGCTCGTCATAAATGTTCTACTAAAAAAGACAGAACAAAACCTGGATATTGGTCTTGTAACTTACCTAGATATGCTAAAGCACTTAAGTTAGGTAGTAATATGAATACCTATTGGTAGAATTGAATATTTATAATAAAAAATAGATGGCTAAAAATATAAGTGAAGTAGGAATAGTAGATGGGCAGATAGTATACGCTGACCAAATACTCCAATTAACTGATGCTCTTCGAGGTGATGATGCTTATAATATTAACTTAAGTGGTAGTATAAGTATAAACGATGTCACTTACCCTTCAACTGATGGGGGTGTTAGTGGTTCTGTATTAATGACAGATGGTAGTGGAACAGCAGGATTTGGTTTAGTACAATCCGTTCCTTCAGCATCTTATGCCTTAACTTCATCTCATTCTATCACTTCATCTTTAGCAATAAATGCTATAGATGCTGTATCCTCATCATACGCTTTATCTTCATCATATGCTGGGTTTTCAGATGTAGCTAGAACATCTTTAGATTTTCAAACAACTACATATACATCACAATTTACTGTATCATCACTTAATTATACTTTTAACCATAATCTTAACTTTAAGTATGTAGTAGTACAAGCATACAACACAGATGATGTACAAATAATCCCATCAGAGGTTAGAGCATTGGATGTAAATAATACATTTGTAAGATTCGCAGCTCCCCAAAACGGAACTATAGTAATACAAGCATAATGCCTTATATAGATAACTCCAATATTCGTACGTTCTCTAAAGACGTAAATGCTATGGATTTAATATGGCATATGGATGACGAAGATAGAAATATTGAAGTATTAGAAGGTAAAGGTTGGCAATTTCAACGAGACAACGAATTACCTTTGGTACTTAAAGAAGGAGATCGTATATTTATACCACAACATCAAGTACATAGAGTAATAAAAGGTACAACTGATTTAAAAATACGAATAAATGATTAAACTAACCGATTTATTAGAAGACAAATCAACACAAGATGCTGATAAGTGGGTAGAGTTTCTACAAAAAGAACTAGACTTAGAAACGTTAAAAAAACGTTTTGGTGCTAGTGATATTAGAGCAGATATTGATTACTCAACTGATTATTTTAACGTAATAGATAGTATAGCAAACCAAGAAATAGAATAAACTAACATGAAAGAACTAGTAACATTTAGAAAATACCTAAACGAAGGTATTATAAACGAAGAATTAACTCCTATTCAACAATATGTTTACGACTATGAGATAGAGGTTAGTGGTGAGGATATGGCAAAAGATTTTTTAGATAGTATTGAAAAGTTAAAAACACCACAAGATGTTTATGATTACTATTCTATTGATAGAGGTTGGGAAGATGATGATTTAGAAAACATATACAAACAAGTAAAAAGAAAATTTAAGAATTTAATTTCAACTGATGGTTTAACTCCACTCCAAAGAAGAGCTTATAGTTATGCTAAAGAAAGATTTGGAAATGATGAAGCTAAAAAGGATTTAGATATAATTAAAACATTTGAAACTGACCAAGAATTTACAGCTTGGGTATTGGAAAAAATAAAAGAAAACTAACATACAGACTGATTCATAGCCAGTCGCGATTACAAAAAACAGATATCTGTGGCATCTCATTTGGAGATGCCATTTTTCTTTCGTATATTAATGTATTAATAAGAATATAAATGAGCAAAAACGTATTAATTATTGGAGCAGGTGTAGCAGGTGTAAATGCTGCTACTAAGTTAGTTGACAACAACTTTGATGGTAAAATAACTATTGTTGATATGGGTAAAAATCCATATAATAGACCATACGATGATGTTATGACTGGTTTTTTAGGTGCTGGAGGATGGAGTGATGGTAAGTTAACTTATCATACATCTATTGGAGGTCAGTTATCTAAATATTGTGGTGAGGATAAGGCGATGGAGTTGATGGATCAAGTTATTGAAAACTTTAAACGTTTCCACCCTAAACCAGAGGAAGTACAGTGTTCTAATCCAGTTGCTGAACCTGATTTTATTAAACCACACTTTGGTTTACGTTTATTTCCTGTATGGCATGTTGGTACAGATTATTTACATGAAATAGGTAAAAACTGGTTTGATTATTTAGAATCTAAAGGTGTAGAGTTTATTTGGGAAACTAAAGTATCAGATATTGATTTTGATAATAATATAGTTCGTTCATCACTATTAAATGGTGGTGAAGAGATTAGTATTAGTTATGATGAACTTATATTTGGTGTAGGTAAATCAGGTATTGACTTTGGTAAACAACTAGCAGAAAAATACAAACTACCAACCGAACCTAAATCAGTACAAATAGGTGTTCGATTCGAAGCACCACAAAAACACTTCCAAAAACTAATAGATGTATCATACGATTTTAAGTTATATAGAAAGTTTGAGGATAAAGGTGTATCACTTCGCTCATTTTGTACTAACAATAATGCGGCTTATGTGGCCGTAGAACAAACATATGGTAATCATACCTACAACGGTCATGCCAAAAAGGATGAAGCATTTAGAAACGATATGACTAACTTTGGTATTTTAATGGAAATACAAGGTATAGAAAAACCATTTGATTGGTCAAGAAACGTAGTTAAATCATTACAATCATCTGATAATACAGGTTTATATTACTCACCAACCAGAAAACAATCCACAACATCTGAAGGTATAAAAGTATCTGCTACACAAATCGACACAGGGGGATATAGAGATGTTGTTGAGATGTTTGATGGATATTTTACATATATTGAAGATTTTATTGATGGTATGAAAAAAGTATTCCCAACACTTAAAGACGATTGGGGTATGTATATTCCGGAAGTAAAATATCTATCACCAGAACCACTAGTAAACTATAACGATTTATCATTAACCAAATATAACAACGTACACTTTGTAGGAGATGCTTTATCCGCAAGAGGTATAACAGTATCAGGCGCACAAGGTATCTACGTTATTGAATCACTATTAAACAACTAAGTTATGACTATTGAACAAAGACAAAAACACTATGAAAACGAGTTAAAGGATTATTTCGATAGAAATGATGATATGCCTTTAATAAACGCTATGCGTAAGTTTAAAAAACGTTTAACTGAATGGGAGGATGGTTATGAACCCATCATCGATGAAAGTGAATATCCTAAAACACGCAAACTAGTTAACCAAGTAGATGGTACAATCGCTATATGTTGGGGTAACAAACCCCATAACTGGGATGGACCAGCATTATTTCCTAAAGGAGATAAAAAACAAGGCGAATATTACCTATATGGTATTCGTTATGAAGCAGAAGAGTGGAAAGAGATGAAGAAACAATGGGAAGGATTGCCTTGGTATAAAACACCAGCTATTCTTATGGATGCAGGATCAGCAAGAAACTAAAACATATGGGAGTGGGGTTGGATTTACCAACCCCCTTTCGTATATTATGGTAATATAGATAAAAAGTAATAATATGAAAATAGGATTAACAGGTACTATGAGTGTTGGTAAAACAACATTAGTTAACGCTTTAAAAAAGAATAAGTTATTTAAAGATTATAATTTTGCTACTGAGCGTAGTGAATATTTAATGAATTTAGGTATTCCATTAAATACTGATTCTACATTAAAAGGTCAAACAGTATTTTTAGCTGAGCGATGTGCTGAATTGATGCAGGATAATATTATAACTGACAGAACTATTATAGATGTATTAGCATTTACTCAATCAGCTAAATCAGTTGACCAAGTAGAGTATGATTTATTTGAACAATATGCTATTCAGTTTTTAAGAGATTATGATCATATATTTTATATTTCTCCTGAGGGTATGCCTATTGAAGATAATGGTGTTAGAGAAACTGATGAACATTTTAGAGATGTTATTGATTTTAGTATTATGAATTTATTAAAACGATGGGGTCATAGAATAGATAACGTAACTGAAATTAGTGGTACTACTGAACAACGTATCAAACAAATCGAAGAAGCCATATCTTAATAATATTTATAACAAAATATAATAAATGAAACGTTCAGAATTAAAATCATACATCAAAGAGCAAATAGTATCTACTTTAGAAGAAGCTACATTTCAAGCGGATAAAAGTGATCAATCATCAATAGATGCAGCTAAGAAAGCAGCTAGTAAAGATGATGTAATCAAAATATCAGAAATCGATGATGAAGAAGGTGATAAAGAAGCAACGAAAGGTGCTAGAAAAAATGCCTCAAAAACTAAACGTTTAGATGCTAAGATTAAAGCTTTACAACAAATCGAAGCTGATATGAAGACTGAACTTAAAGCCTTTAAATCAGCTGAAGGTGATGATGAAAAAAATGCGGCTAAAAAACAGCTAAAAAGATTAACTGATTTGAAAAAAGAAGCAAAAGCTGAAATTAAAAAATTAGAAAGTGAAATTATTTAATAAGTATACTCTATTAGTACTATTATTAATATCAATAGGTTTTAATTATTATGAAATTTTTATTGATGATCCTTTATATATTAAACAATATGAAGATACAATTACTAAGTTAGAGACTGAAATAGATAGTATAAACATTAATAATATAGGTTTAAAATCACAAGTATTAGCCTTAGAAGATAAAATTGATACTTTAGATTTAGAATTAACAAATATAGAAGATAAAAGAAAATCAATAATCAGATCATATGAAATATATTTACAGCAAATTACTGATCTTAATGATTCTGAACTTGAACGTTGGTTACTCTCAAGATACAACAATTGAACTTGAATATGATATCGCCCGATTAGTTATTGAAGATTTAATTAAAGGTGATGCATCTAAAGAAGAATTGTTTTTATCTAAAGATCAAATAAAAGTTTTAGAATCAAAGATATCCCTTAAAGATAGTATTATCCTAAAAAAGAATGATATTATTGGGAATTATGAAAGTATTATGGGTAAACAAACTGAACAACTTTCATCAATAAAAGACCTTTCCAAACAACTACAACTTGATTTAAAAAAACAAAAAGCCAAAACCCAACTATTTAAACTAGGTGGGACAGCTGTTCTAATAGGAGCGGTAATATTAACTATATTGTAGTAATATGGGTCAATTAAGTATAAACGAAATAATAAAGGCGGAATACATAAAATGCGCTAATAACCCAGTACATTTCTTTAAAAAATACTGCTATATCTCTCACCCACAACGAGGTAAAATATTATTTAGTCTCTACCCATTTCAAGAAAAAGCATTACAGTTAATAGATAAAAACCCATATTCTATTATATTAAAATCTAGACAGTTAGGTATATCAACCCTATCTGCAGGTTACGCTTTATGGTTAATGACATTTCATGAGAATAAAACAGTAATGGCTTTAGCCACTACACAAGCAACAGCCAGAAACTTAGTACAGAAAGTGCAGTTTATGTATGAGAACCTACCCAGCTGGTTAAAGGTTCCATCTATAGAAAACAATAAGTTATCACTTAAGTTAGCAAACTCATCAAGAATATTAGCAAAATCTTCATCACCAGATGCCGCAAGATCAGAAGCCGTTTCTTTACTGATTATTGATGAAGCAGCGTTCGTTGAAAACGTAGCCGAAACTTGGGCTTCCGCACAACAAACTTTAGCAACGGGTGGTGGTGCTATAGTATTATCTACACCAAACGGCACAGGTAACTGGTTCCATCAGATGTGGGTTAAAGCAGAATCAGCACAAAACGATTTTTTACCTATTAAACTACCTTGGAATCTACACCCAGAACGAGATCAAGCTTGGAGAGATAAACAAGATGAACTATTAGGTGATCCTAGATTAGCCGCACAAGAGTGTGATTGCGATTTTTCATCATCTGGTAATACTGTATTTTATGGTGAATATATTGATTACATAAATAATAATACAGCGAAAGACCCAGTTGAAAAACGAGGTACAGATGAAAACCTATGGATTTGGGAATACGCTGATTACACTAAAGATTATATAATAACAGCAGACGTTGCTCGAGGAGATGGAAGAGATTTTTCTACTGCTCATGTTATGGATGTTGAAAGTAATACCCAAATAGCAGAATATAGAGGCCATTTATCAACTAAGGATTTTGGTAATTTTTTAGTTGGGCTAGCAACCGAATATAATAACGCTTTACTAGTAATAGAAAACGCATCTATTGGTTGGGCTACTATACAACAAGTAATAGAAAGAAACTATGCAAATCTTTACTACACACAACGTGGAGAAGCAAGTGTTGATTCGTATTTTGATCCATATATGGATAATAGCAGGATGACTGCTGGTTTTACTATGTCAACTAAAACAAGACCTGTGGTGGTTCAAAAGTTTGTTGAATATGTAACTGACAGAAGTGTTACAATCCAATCTAAACGATTAGTTGAAGAGATGAAAGTTTTTATTTGGATGAATGGTAAAGCAGAAGCACAAACTGGCTATAACGATGATTTAATAATGGCGTTTGGTATGGCAATGTATATTAGAGATACAGCATTAAAATTTAGACAAAGAGGTTTGGATATAACTAAGGCCTCACTATCAAATATAGGAGTAAATAAAGTAGCATATCAAGGTGGTTTTAACGCAGTTAATCAAAGTAACGAAAACCCCTACAAACTAGATAATGGGATAGGCGGCCAAGAGGATATAGGTTGGCTCTTATAATATTTATAATAATAAACAGCGATGGCAGATAAAGGATTATTTCCAAGATTAAAAAGATTATTTTCAACTGATGTGATTATTCGCAATACGGGTGGGAATCAAATTACAACTATTGATACAAATACAATCCAAACATCAGGTGAGTTTGAAACTAATTCATTAGTTGATAGGTATGGTAGATTATACGCTGGTAACCCATCATCACTATATGGGGCACAGTTCAATATGAACTACCAATACTTACGCACTCAGTTATATTCAGAATATGATTTAATGGATCAAGATGCTATTATAGCATCTGCATTAGATATTATAGCAGACGAATCAACACTTAAAAACGATATGGGTGAAGTATTATCCATACGTTCATCTAATGAAGACATACAAAAAATATTATACAACCTATTTTACGATGTTTTAAACATTGAGTTTAATATGTGGAGTTGGGTTCGTCAAATGTGTAAGTATGGTGATTTTTTCCTCAAAATGGAAATATCAGAAAAGTTTGGTGTATACAACGTTAGACCTTATACAGCATTTCAAATAGCACGTAAAGAAGGATTCAACCCTGAAAACCCAGAAGAAGTAGTATTTGAATTTAATCCAGATGGTTTTACAGGGGGTGACTCAGGTTACTATACTGCACCCAGTCAAACTCCATCTCCAAACGTTATTAGATTTGATAATTATGAAATGGCTCATTTTAGACTTATATCGGATGTTAACTACCTACCTTACGGCCGTTCTTACGTAGAACCAGCGCGTAAACTGTACAAACAATATTCGTTAATGGAAGACGCTATGTTAGTACATCGAATCGTTAGAGCCCCAGAAAAACGCACTTTTTACGTTAACGTTGGAGCTATACCTCCAAACGAAATAGATGCGTTTATGCAAAAAACAGTATCGTCACTAAAACGTACTCCTTATGTTGATCCAAAAACAGGACAATATAACTTAAAGTATAACATGCAAAATATGTTAGAGGATTTTTATATTCCTGTACGTGGTAATGATACATCAACTCGTATTGAAACTACACCAGGATTAACATATGATGGTATCCAAGACGTAGAATATTTAAGAGATAAACTATTTGCTGCCCTAAAAGTACCTAAAGCATTTTTAGGTTATGAAGCCGATTTAGAAGGTAAAGCAACATTAGCAGCGGAGGATATTAGGTTTGCTCGTACTATAGATCGTATACAACGAATCCTTATATCTGAACTTAATAAAATAGCATTAGTTCACCTATATGCTCAAGGATATAGAGATGAAGGGTTGACTAACTTTTCATTAGAAATGACTACACCTAGTATCATATACGATCAAGAAAAGATTGAACTATTAAAATCTAAAACTGAACTAGCACAACAAATGTTAGATCAAAAACTATTACCAACAGATTGGATCTATGATAATGTATTCCATTTTAGTGAAGACCAATATGATGAGTATAGAGATTTAATCAGGGAAGATACTAAACGTGGATTCAGATTAAAACAAATAGAGGAAGAAGGTAATGACCCAGTTGAAACAGGTAAATCGTATGGTACCCCACATGATCTAGCCTCACTATATGGTAAAGGTAGATCATACAGTGATCCAGGAAACGTACCTGTTGGTTACAACAACGATAAAGAGGATGTGGGTCGTCCTAAAGACAAAACACGTCGTAATAAACAAGATTCAAACTTCGGTAAAGACAGATTAGGTTCACAAAATAAAGATAACGAAAGTAACTCTATTAAACCTAACTTCAAAGGTGGTCCATTAGCATTAGAAGATGCTAAAACTACCTACATAAAAAACCAACACCTATTTGAGGGAATGGATAAAAAGAAAGTAACAGTTGAAAATAAATCTAAAAACCCATCGTATTTAGACGAATCTCAACTTAAAGGTTAATATTTATAACTAAATATATATTTGATGCGCATCAAACATTCAAAGTATAAGAATACGGGTATCCTATTTGAATTACTCGTACGACAGATCACGGCAGATACACTTAAAGACGGTGAATCACCATCTGTTGACTTATTAAAAAAGTACTTCTTTAAAAGTGAACTAGGTAAGGAACTTAAGTTATACGAAAGTATAACTAAATCAAAAGTCTTAAGTGAAAATCAAGCATCTACCTTCATTTCTACTGTATTAGAACAGTCAACCAAGTTGAATCGTTCTACATTACGTAAAGAAAAATATAACTTAATCAAGGAAATTAAAAGTTTATATAACATAAACGAATTCTTTGCTACTAAAGTAAAAAACTATACACAATTTGCTTCAATCTATACGTTAATCGAATCTCAAAATTCAAAAAACATAACGGATACAGAACAGATTGTAAATAATAAAGTAAATTTATTAGAACACCTAACTAAATCAGTAGCATCTGATGAGGTTAAAAACGATGTTTTAAGTGAATTCCAAACATACGATAAAGATACAAGAATCTTAACCTACAAAGTTCTTTTAGAAAAGTTTAATGACAAATATGATGATCTATCTAACGATCAGAAGTCAGTTCTTAAAGAGTTTATCGAATCAGTAGATTCAACCCCCAAACTACGAAACTTTTACAACTCAAAAATCAAAGAACTTAAGTATGCAGTATTAACTGAAGCTAAAGCACTTAACGATAAAGTTGTAAAAATCAAATTAGTAGAAGTTTCTAAACTACTTACAGAACTTAAGAAAACTGATAAAGTAAATACAGACAACTTAGTTGATTTACTTCAGTATTATGAGTTGATTAAAGAAATAAAGCTTACTAAATGAAAAAATCTGAATTAAAAAAAGAAATACGTGAACGTATTTTAGAAAAAAAGTGTAAAACTGCTGATATAGACGAAATGTCTACATCTGGTGGTGCTGGTGCTTACAACACACCATATGCCTTTAAACTTAAAAAGAAAGATAAGGATTTAAGTGAAGCTTTAAATGGAGACCAACAAGAAGCCTTGATGGACTTACAAAATATATTAGATAGAGCTGCTCAATTAGGAGATGAAGCTAAACAAATAATAAGTGATACATTTCCGGAAGAACTTAGAGGAGCTGAAGCATACGATATATTTAATTTTGGTTCTAGTTCTAATAGCTATGATAATACTTTAGAATCCCTTATTAGTGACATAGAACAACGTTTTTCAGAAGACGAAGGAGATTTAGACTAATATGTATAAGTATAGAATAACAGAAAACGATCAAGCAAAAGCTGAAAAGTTTCAAAAAGAACGTATCGATGCGTTTTCTGACATTGAAAAACAGTTAGTTGATGTAGTTAAAAACATCAGAAAAGCTAAAATAGAAACAATAGCATACTATAGAGATAATCCAGATAAGTTTGCTATAGTATATGGAACAGATTTAATACAAGATTATCTCAACGATATAAAAATATTATTAACACCCGACAAAGATGAGTAAAGAAAAACTAAACGAGAACTATGTTGATTTACAACCAGTAAATAAGTGGGAATCAGCTCCTGAAGAAAATTATACTACAAAATTCAAAGCATTTCTAGCTGAAGAAGCTAAAATTGAAGAGAAAAAAGTAACTAAAGAGGTTGAAGAAGTTCAATCACATGGATTCGACTATAGCGATACAAAAAACATTGATAACCTAAACGGGCAAGAGTTTATGAATGGTGTTTACTTTGAATCAAAAAACAACCCATCTAAAACTTTAGAAGAAGTTCGTGAAGTAGTAGCTAAAAATCTAACTAAAGATTCTTTACACTATGTTAAAGAAGGACAGTTTGGAGAAAAAGGTGTTGGATACGTAGAACCAGTACAAGAAGAAGCAGCAGGTGATCATGCCTCAAGTGGATATGGTACTAAACTAAAAGCGTTAGTCAAAGAATCACTTATGGGTGGTATGGTAGTAACTACAGGTAATCCAAACTCTATAGCAGCTCAACAAGCTCAAGTAATCAATAGTATGATGAACGAGGATGAAAGCATCTACGATGAAGATATGCCGATGGATGAAGACGCTAGAACCGACGCTGAAGAAGAAGGATACTTAGATGGTATGCGTGATGAAAAGTACGACATGAGTGAAGAACTCGAAGAAGAGAAAGAAAAAGACGAAGTAAAAGATAAAAGCGGTAAAGTGAAAAAAGAAAGCGTAGCACAAACATTATCTAGAATAGATAAAGTAGGTACTGGTGTTGCTTTAGAAGCTAAAATAGTTGCTATCGACGAAGAAATTTCAAAACGTAACGAACAACTTAGTATGTTAGACGAAAACGAAGCTATGGCGGCGTTGATGGATAAAGGTAAACTAAAAGAACTACGTAAAGAAGTAAAACTACTTGAAAAAGCTAAAGGTAAATACAATAAAATGTATGAAAAAGCTACAGGTAACAAAAGAGTAGAAGTTGAAATCGTAGACGAAACCGAAATTTAAGATGTCAAAATCCGTACTTATAGAAACTTCGTTGTTTCAACCGGTCTCATCTCTGGTTGAAAATCGAGGTGGTAGTGGTAATATGGTAGTTGAAGGTATTTTAACTACTGTTAACCAAGAAAATGGTAATAGTCGTGTTTATCCAAAAGAACTATGGGAGCGTGAGATGAATAAGTATTCTCAACTCATCAAAGAAAACAGAGCATTGGGAGAACTCGATCACCCAGAATCATCAATAATCAACTTACAAAACGTATCACATAATATTAAATCCGCTAAATGGGATGGTGATCACGTTATAGGTAAAATAGAAATACTACCAACACCATCAGGTAACATTTTAAAAGCATTAATTGAAAATGGTATCACAGTAGGTGTATCATCTCGTGGTATGGGTTCAGTTAAACAAATAGGTGAAACTTTAGAAGTACAAGATGATTTTGAGTTATTATGTTGGGACTTTGTTTCAACACCCTCTAACCCAGGATCTTGGATGGCTGAAACTAGATCACTTAACGAATCCATAAACAATTCAACATACCAATATGGTAAAGTTGATGAGATAATTAGGGAAATACTATGTGCTAAAGGCACTTGCCCTATATTTTAAGATAATTCCAACGGACGCTACCGATGGGCAGGAAGATTAACCTCACAGTAATGTGGGGTTTTTTTGTATTTTAGTATCTTTTAATATACGTATCATCATACAATATGGCATTTACTTATATGTCATCAAAACAAAACTAACCATTATTACACTACTTAATTAGTGTATTTCCAAAAACAAATTTAGGATGTCTAACAGAACAATGCTTAAAGAAGCAATTGCGGACGCAAAAACCATTAAGGACACTGCTATCGCTAATGCTAAAGCCGCTCTAGAAGAATCTTTTACACCACACATCAAAGATATGCTTTCAGCTAAACTCCAGGAAATGGATAAGGATGAAGATCTAGATGAAGGTAAAAAAGAAGACTCTAAAGACAAGGTTGAAGAAATGGACGCACCTTCTTACGATCGTAAGAGTGGCGAATCATTAGATCCAACTCCTGCTAAAGTAGGTCAAACTACTATCCAGGAAGAGGAAAAAGAACTCGACGAAATGTTAGCTGAACTTGAATCTGAAATCGAAGAAGGTAAGGAAATAGAAGAATCTAAAGAGGACTCTAAAGACGAACTTAAAGAAGATGACAGCATAGAGGAAGCAGACGAAGACGAAGAGGGAGAAATCGATGTAGAAGACGAAGGAGAAATCTCCTTAGACGACGAAGAAATTGACTTAGAAGATATGTCAGAAGATGACCTTAAAGGGTTTATCGAAGATGTAATCAAAGATATGGTCAGTGACGGTGAATTGGAGCCAGGTGATGACTTTGATTCTGAAGAAGGTGAAGAAGAAATGGATGCAGACGACATGGAAATTGATGTTGATGCTGATGTTGAAATCGCTGAAGAATTAGAATTGGATGAAGCTAAAGGTGAAGACAAAAAAGACGAATCTATTGAAGAAGCTTCTAAAAAAGAAGATGACAAAATAGAGGAAGCTAAAGACGAAGACAAAGAAGTTAAAGAAGCACTAGAAGAAGTTAATAAACTTAGAGCTGAACTTAACGAAGTAAATCTTCTAAACGCCAAACTTCTCTACACAAATAAACTTTTTAGAGCTAAGAACTTATCTGAAGCACAAAAAGTAAAAGTTTTAGAATCGTTTGATAACGCTACAACAGTAAAAGAAACTAAACTAGTATTTGACACTTTAAGTGAAGGTATTAAATCTGCACCTAAAAAATCAATTAACGAAGTTAAAGGATCTGCCTCTAAAGTAGTAGGATCTATCACAAAAACGGTTAAACAACCAATTGTAGAATCTAACGATATGGTTGCTCGCTTTCAAAAGCTAGCAGGTATCGCTAAAAATTAATTAAAATGAGTTTAAACACTTTATTAGAAAGCGCTAACCCATACCAATCACTTCAGAGTGATTCAGCGCGCCTTGCAGGCAAATGGGAAAAAACAGGTCTTTTAGAAGGTCTTAAAGGAACAAACAAAAACAACATGTCTATGTTGTTGGAAAGCCAAGCTAAACAACTAGTTGTTGAGACTTCTCAAACAGGTGGTGGAACTGCATCTCAAGGTACTTTTACTGCAGGTGTAGGTGAGCAATGGGCTGGAGTAGCTCTTCCATTAGTACGTAAAGTATTCGGACAAATTGCTGCTAAAGAATTTGTTTCTGTACAACCAATGAATCTTCCTTCTGGACTAGTATTTTATCTAGATTTCCAATACGGAACAACTAAAGGAACACACACTGCTGGTGATTCACTATATGGTGACCAAGGTGGAAATGAGCCTTTTGGAAACACTAACACTGGTGGTTTTTATGGTGCTGGTAGATTTGGATACTCAATCAACAACACTGGATCAGCTGCTGGAGCATCTGGAACTGTAGCTGCTGCATCTTGGGCTGACTTGAACTTCAATAGTGACTATTCTGCATCAGCAGCTGCTGGTGATTATGTTACTATTGCTATCGCAAAAACAGACCTACCTAACTTAGACGAAACAGGAGTAAGAGGATTTACTATTGCATCTGCTGATGGAGTATTAAATGCATCTAACAACGTACCTGAGTTTACTACTATCGATGCTAATAACGTAACATTTGTTGCTTTAGACGCTGACAAAGGAAACGTAGCAACTGGAGCTGTAGTTACTTACCAACTACAACCAACTGATCAGTTTAGAGGAGATTTCGAAGACGGAAATAACGCAATCAACGGAGACAACTCTCCAATCGCTATTCCAGAAATCAATGTACAAATGAAATCATCTGCTATCGTTGCGAAAACTCGTAAATTGAAAGCAGTATGGACACCAGAATTTGCACAAGATTTGAATGCATATCACTCAATCGATGCTGAAGCAGAACTTACTTCAATCTTAAGTGAGTACATCTCTTTAGAAATCGACTTAGAGATTCTTGATATGTTATTATCATCTGCAGGTGCAGGTACTGAGTACTGGAGTGCTATTAACAACAAAGGTATCAATGCTGCTGCAACAGGATTTACTGAAGACCTAGGCTTCTATAACAGCCAAGGACAGTGGTTCCAAACTTTAGGAACTAAAATCCAAAAACTATCTAACATCATTCACCAGAAAACTCTACGTGGAGGAGCTAACTTCTTAGTATGTTCTCCAGCTGTAGGTACTATCTTAGAAAGTATCCCAGGATACGCTGCTGATAGTGATGGTGATGTAAGTGCTGCAAACTATGCGTTTGGTGTACAAAAAGTAGGGGCTCTAAACGGTCGTTACAAAGTATACAAAAACCCATACATGACTGAAAATCAAGTATTACTTGGATTCAGAGGTACTCAATTCTTAGAAAGTGGTGCTGTATTTGCTCCATACATTCCATTAATTATGACTCCATTAGTATACGATCCAGAAACGTTTACACCACGTAAAGGTTTACTTACTCGTTATGCTAAGAAAGTAGTACGTCCTGAATTTTATGGTAAAATTGAGATCGCTGGTCTTAATTCTCTATAATCTAGGAATTACATTTTTTATTAAAAGGGGGTTGACTTATGTCAACCCCTTTTTTATATTTACGTATAGTAGATAACTCTCTCATATTTATAACATATATTAATAAGTCATAATAGTATTAGAAAAAGAAATACCAAATGTCAAACAAAAAGATTTCCGAGTTAGTTAAAGCAACATCATCTAATGCGACTGACGAATTTGTATTAAGTAGGGGAGCAACTAATGTAAGTATACAAGCCCAATACATATCGGCTTTATCAGCATCATACGCTTTAACAGCATCATATGCCGTATCCTCATCTGTAGAGATTAAACAAGAAATAACTTCATCATACGCTGAAACAGCTTCATACGCTTACTCAACTGATATATTAAGTGGATCAGCTTCAGATGCTAGAAATGAATTAGTAACTAAAATAAGCGGATCATCGATAGCACCTATAGCTGCTTTAAGTGGATCGTTAACTACAACTGACCAAGCAATAAGCTCATCAGTAGCTACATTAAGTGGATCAGCTTCAGATGCTAGAAATGAATTAGTAACTAAAATAAGCGGATCATCGATAGCATCTATAGCTGCTTTAAGTGCTTCACTAACATTAACTAATCAAGCAATAAGCTCATCAGTAGCTACATTAAGTGGATCAGCAGCAGCAGCTTTAACAACTTATAGTGCTTCAACAGCTACTTATTTAAGTTCTTCAATTTCAACAGCTACTGTATTAACTTCATCATTTTCAGAAACATCATCATTTTCTAATACATCTTCATACTCACTGACTTCAGTATCAGCATCACATGCTGTAACAGCATCATATGCTATATCATCATCACATGAGATTACTCATGAAATTAGTTCTTCATATTCACAAACATCCTCTTATGCTGTAACAGCATCATACGCCTTAAATGGTGGTGGTGGTGGTAGTACAAACCCAACTAATAACTTTATCCCACTTAGAAGTGATGCCACTACATTTATAGATTCACCTATATCAGTTCAAACAGGATCAATTTCATACCAACCATCAGCATTAGTAACTACAGGTACTCTTAGCGTTCCCCCAAGTTCAACTTTTGCTTTTTCAAACTTAGGGAATGGAGCTTCTTTATATGTTAATGGAGCTGATTTCTTTGGATTTACTATTGGTAATAGGATAAGAATTACAGACACTGTAGGTACAGCTGAAGCTATAATTTCAGGTTTTAATGAACCCACCGAAGTACCATTTATAGGCCTCACCCCTATACCTGGAGTTGATTATAGTGGTGCTCCTACATTATCAAACGCTAATGGAACTATTACTTTTACTGAATTAGAAGAAGTAACCATACCAGGATTAACACACATAACAGGAAGTACCTTTGGAGAATCTATTAGTGGTTCATTCACAGGTTCATTTTTAGGAAACTTAGAGGGCTCATCATCATATGCTGTAACAGCATCATACGCCTTAAATGGTGGAGGGGTAACATACTCTTCAACTTATGTAACCGCAAACATCACAGCTGAGGAAAATAAAGTATATGTATTTGAACAGTCTACTCCATATACATTAACATTACCTCTTTCCCCTTCAGGTGGAGATTCAATTTTCATATCCAATAGATCAACCATCTCAACAAACTCAGTAAATGGGAATGGGGAGAAAATAATGGGAGATACCCAAAATCTAAATTTAGATATACCAACAGCTTCCTTTAGATTAATGTATACTACTGGAAATCAAGGGTGGGTTGTATTGGGAGCATTAGGCTCAAACTCTTCTATAGGAAGTGTTGGATACGATGCATTAGATAATTCATTTAAAACAAGAGCATCTAACGTAACATTATCATCAGGTACAACATCAGCGATTATAGATTTTGATTCAAGTTCCATTTTTGAAATAACAACCCCAACTGATACTACTGCTACCACATTAAATTTTGATAATGCAGAAATAGGTATGAGTAAAATGGTATTGATTGTTAATCAAGGAACCGCGGGAAGTGGTACAATTACTCTTGGACAAACAACAGGTACAGGAACATTTATAAGAGCATCATCCGATGATATCGTAAGAACTGCATCAATTACAAACTATTTACAAATAACATGTATCGGAGAATCAGGAGATGATAGAACATTTGTTTATACCGTAGGAACAGCTCAATAATATGATTTTATTAAGAAATATACACGTAGAACAGAGTCCATCTGGTATATCTATACCAGTAGATTCTGATTTATCTGGCACAATTACCAATGCAACATCTCCATCGAGTGTTATTGGTGGTGGAATTGGATATGTTTTTCGCATGAGGGGTAGTTCTACTAATTCAACAGGTGCATGGAGTGGCGCTGGCTCAAACTGGGAAAGTGGTTTAGTTAATTCATCTACATTTAGTTCTAATTTTGGAACACTTTTTTTACCATCTGTACACGGGACTATTGATAGTGTAAGTTTTGGACAAGCCATAGAAAATATTGTAGGAGAAGTTACTTTGGGAGATAGCTTACAATTAGTAGAAATGCCATCACCATTTATTATGGAAATTGCACATGATAACGCAAACCCACAATGGTATGTCAAATTTAAAATTCATTCAGTTGGGGCATTTCATCCTAATACCGCAAACGTAAGATTAAACGCTGTTCCAAGTGGTACTGCACAAAGAACATTATGGATGGGTGGGTCTAGTGTTAATGATTTTGATATACATAGTTCTGATTTTATAAGTGGAGCTGGTAGTATTGTGTCACCTCTATATGGGGATGGTAATCAATATGGTGAACCAATAACAGTTAAAATTAAAGCAGTATAATTTTATAGTATTTATAATAAAACATACATATGAATATTCCAATTTGGCCTGGTTCATCATCATTCGATCCTAAATCAAACCCAACACCTTATGGGTATTATGATGATGATTATGACTTTCAAACATCAGCAGATCAATTTGCTAGATTCGCAGCTCAAAACTTAGGATATCCCATAGTTGATGTTGAACTTCAAGATATTAACTTTTACAATGCTTTAGAAAGAGCTACAACAGTTTATGGTAACGAAGTATTTGCATTTAAGATTAGAGATAATCAACTATCAATAGAAGGTGGTGACGCTCAAGTCGATTTATCTAATGCTGTAGTAACTCCATCAATGGCTAGTACTATTAGAATTGCTCAACAATACGGTGCTGAAGCAGGATCTGGTGGTAATATAACTTACCATACAGGTAGTATAGTAATGGAAGCTAATACACAAGATTATGATTTAAATACCTGGGCTAAGTCTCAAGGGTTAGATAAAAAAGGTGGTATAGAGGTAAAAAGAGTATTTTACGAAGCACCACCTGCAATAACACAATATTATGATCCATATTCAGGTACTGGATTTGGGTTTCAAGCAATGTTTAACTCATTTGGGTTTGCTTCAATGTCACCAGCAACTAACTATTTAATGATGCCTCTATCGTTTGATTTACAAACAATACAAGCAATTGAAATGAATGAACAAGTTAGAAGATCTAACTATTCATTTGAGTTAATAAATAATAAACTTAGAATATTTCCTATACCTACAGCACACTCATTAATACGTTTCGAATATATCATAAAAAATGATAGAATGGCTACAATTGAAGGTGATTTTGGTGATGGCCCAGCTAAAACTATTACATCAGTAGCTGATGCCCCATATAAAAATCCTATATTCTCACGTATAAACTCAGTGGGTAGAGAGTGGATTCAAGAATACGCTTTAGCTTTAGTTAAACAAGTATTAGGTAATATTAGAGGTAAATATGCAAACCTACCAATACCAGGAGCAGAAATAACCCTAAATGGTTCAGAACTAATATCTCAAGGTACAGCAGAAAAAGATGAACTAATAGTAAGATTAAGAGATTATTTAGATAGCACATCTAGACAAGCGTTATTAGAAAGAAAAGCAGCAGAAGGACAGTTTGTCAAAGATGATTTGTCTCAAGTACCATACACAATTTACGTAGCATAACATGGCATTATTTGCAGGAAGTAGAGACGTATCCCTAATAAGAAATCTTAATAGGGAGATTATGGGTGATATAATCACTCAACAAGCAGCATTCTATAGATACAAGACTGAGGAAACTAAAGTCAACATGTATGGAGAGGCAGCTGGTGAAAAGTTTTTTGATGGTCCATTCTTATTTAACTGTCTTATTAGTAGACAAGATCAAGAATATCCTGAAAGTGAACTTGGGGTAAACTTTAACCAAGGAATAACATTTGCATTTTTTAGAGACGATTTAGTTGATTCTATGTATGTACCTGAAGTTGGTGATATAGTATTATATCAAGAAGGGTATTATGAAATAGATTCATTAACAGCTAACCAATATTTTGGAGGTAAAAACCCAGCATATCCTAATAATCAAAATCCTTTAAACCCCGGATTAGAGAAGTTTGGTTCTAGTATATCGATTATAGCATCTACTCATTACGTCCCTAGCGATAAGTTAAACATTTCACCTTATAAAGAAAGAATGTAACTATGGGAAACAATAGCAACAAGGGTTTAACACCCTCACAAATATTTGAAAGATCTTATAATGCCGCTCAAGGTAGAACACCTGCTATCCCTAACGTACCTGCATCTAAACGAAATCTAAAACCACGTCCTAAGACACAGGTTGAGATGTCTAGAGATGATCAAGAACCATATGATTTAACTAAGTTAGGTAATCCAAATCAACCTGCTAATAATAACGAACAACAAACAGGTATTGATTTTAATAGATCATCTAAACTATCAGTTAAAAACGATGCCACTAAACCATTTAAAGTTGGTTTACAAGATGTTGATGAAGCAGTATTTTATTACTTTAATAATGTAATACAACCTTTTGTATATCAGAATGGAGGACGTTTACCTGTACCTGTAATATATGCTTCACCTGAAAGGTGGAAATCAGCTCAAAAAGATGGTTACTATAGAGATAAAGGTGGATCTATTATGTTACCACTAATCGTAGCACAACGTAACTCAATAGAAAAAGATAGATCAGTTACCGCTAAGATAGATTCTAATAGTCCACACCTATATTATAGCCTAAATAAAGGATACAATAGTAAAAACTCATATAATAACTTCGATTTAATCAATAATCGTAAACCAGTTCACCAAACACAAGCTATTGTAGTTGGTGATTATGTAACTATAGATTATAGTTGTATTATGCAGACGTATTATATGGAACAACTAAATGCATTAGTTGAAGCAATGGAATACGCTTCAGATTCATATTGGGGTGACCCAGAACGATTTAAGTTTAGATGTTATATTGATTCATTCCAAACTGAAGCCCAACTAACAGATGGTCAAGAACGGTTAGTTAGAGGTTCATTTAATATTAGATTAAAAGGTCAGTTAATACCTGAAGTATTACAAAAAGACGTTTCAGCTTTAAAAGCATATAACTCAAAAGCTCAAGTAGTAGTAACACAAGAGACAGTACATGGGTTTGATTGCGACGGAAACGTTATTATATTATAGAATAATCACTAAATAAATAAAAATGGAAGAT